GATGCAAGCCTGGGGCGCTGGTGGCGGCATCACCATCAACATCAACACCCGCGACGCGGAAAGCTTCCGGCAATCGAGAACCCAGGTCGCGGCTGACATTGCCCGCGCCGTGGCGCTGGGCAGACGGGGGATGTAGGCGATGGCGTTTCACGAGGTCAGGTTCCCCGACGACATCAGCCGCGGCGCCCGTGGCGGACCCAAGCGGCGCACGCAGATCGTTGAACTCGCCTCGGGCGAAGAGGAACGCAACGCCAGCTGGGCGAACAGCCGCCGGCGCTATGACGCGGCCTACGGCATCCGCCGGGCCGATGATCTGGCTGCAGTCGTCGCCTTTTTCGAGGCGAGGAACGGGCGGCTGTACGGTTTCCGCTGGAAGGACTGGGCGGATTACAAGTCCTGCCTGCCTTCGCTGACGCCCGCCGCAACGGATCAGAACATCGGCACGGGAGATGGTACGACGACCGATTTCCAGCTGGTGAAGGCATATTCCTCAGGCGTACAGACATGGACCCGCACGATCACCAAGCCCGTGGCCGGAACCGTGAAGGTCGCGATCGACGGCGTGGAACAGACCACCGACTGGTCGGTGGACACCACCACCGGGTTGATCACCTTCACCGCCGCCCCCGCCACCGGCGCTACCATCACCGCAGGCTTCGAGTTCGACGTGCCGGTCCGCTTCGATACCGATACGCTCGACGTGACACTCGACATCGAGCGCCTCGGTTCCATCACCTCCATTCCCCTGATCGAGGTTCGCAGATGACAACGCGCATGACCGCGCTGAGAATGACCGCACAGAGAATGACCGACCAGGGCCTTCTGGCCCTTGCCCGGCACGAGGGCATTGTGCCCGCGCCTTATCTCGACGCCACCGGCACCTGGACCTTCGGGATCGGGCATACGGCTGCGGCTGGGGCGCCGGATCCCAGCACCATGCCCCGAGGCATGCCCGCCGATCTTGACGCCGCAATCCGCGAGGCGTTCCGCGTCTTTCGGACCGACCTCACACGTTACGAGGACGACGTACTGAGCGCCGTGAAGGTGCCGCTGGCCCCGCACGAATTCGACGCGCTGGTCAGCTTCCATTACAACACGGGTGGCATTGCCCGCGCGGTGCTGACCCGGCATCTCAATATGGGCAATCGTGTTGCCGCCGCCAACGCGTTTCTGCACTGGCGCAGACCGGCCTCGGTGATCCCGCGGCGCGAAGCCGAACGCGACCTGTTCCGCGAGGGGCGCTATCCCGTGGGCCCGATCCCGGTCTGGGGCGTGGATGCGCATGGGCGGGTTGATTTTTCGCAGCCCGTTCAACGGCTCACCGAGACGCAGGCCTTTGCGCTGCTTCGCCCTTCGCCAGCACCGCCGTCACCGGTCTCGGAACCCGATGCGCCGACCGAATTTCTCGCTCGGCTGGCCGCACACCTCTCCCGCCTGTTCCGAAGGAGTTGATCCCATGCGCTACATCCGACCGACCTCGCTGACATGGTGGGCGGGGTGTCTCGCCATGCTCACCGGCATCGCCTCTGCCGCGTTGCCCACAACCGGTCCGCTTGGCGAACTGTCCCGCCTCGTGGCGCTGCTGGCCGGCACCGGCGATGCCTCGCCCGCCGGGCTGATCTTCCTCGGCCTCGGCTTGATCGGCCTGCGCGACCGGATTGAACGGGGGTTCCGGGGCGATGAGTGAGATCGCGGCGCTGGTCTTCGGGATCCTCGGCGTTATCGCCGGTATTGCCGCCCTGATCCGGCAGGCACGCAAGCGGGGCGCGGCCGAGGAGCGCGCCCGCCGCGCGCGTGAGGTTCAGGAAGCAGCGGCTGCCACAAGACGGAGAATGGACAATGCGACGAAAGATCTGGGCGATGATCCCGCTGTTCTTCGCGACTGGCTGCGCGCGCGTGGCCGTCAGTGACTCGGCCCTCTGCGTCGGGCTTGAACGCCCGGTCGCTGACCATGCGGCAGCACTTGCCGAAGACGGCGGGCCGAAATCGGTCGTGACCGGGGCACGCCTCATCCGCCTGATTGACGCCGGCTGCGGGAGGACGCGTTGAAGACCCTTCCCACCGGTCTGCAGGCCCACATTGATTCCGGCACCACCACGCTTGCCTGGTGCTGGCGGATCACCCGCGCGGACGGGCAGGTGTTCGGCTTTACCGACCACGACCTGCCGCTCACCTTCGAGGGCACAACGTTTGAGCCCGAGAGTGGCTTCACCGCGTCCGCGATCAGGACCGGTTCAGATCTTTCGGTCGACGCACAGGATGCGGAAGGGGTGCTGACCTCAGCCACTATCACCGAGACCGACATCCTCGATGGCCGCTGGGACAATGCCGAGGTCGAGATCTGGCGCGTGAACTGGCGGGATGTGAGCCAGCGTATCTTGATGCGCCGGGGAGCCATCGGCCAGGTGCGCAGGGGGCGAGTGCCGTTCGTGGCCGAGATGCGCTCGCTGGCGCACGTCCTGAACCAGACCGGGGGGCGGACATTTCAGGCGAGTTGCGACGCGGCGCTGGGCGATGCGCGCTGCGGGGTGAATCTGAATGATCCGGCCTTCAAAGGCTCCGGCACGGTGGTGACGGTCGACGGCGACCGGAGCTTCACGGTGTCCGGCCTCGCGGCCTATGCCGACGGCTGGTTCGCGCTGGGCACGTTGACCTGGACCAGCGGCGCCAATGCCGGGCGCAAGGCCGAGGTCCTGACGCACGCGGTCGGCGTGACCGACGTCACCATCACCCTGTTGGAGGCTCCCGTGCTCGCGATCGCCGCGGGCGACACCTTCGACATCACCGCCGGCTGCGACAAGCGGTTTGAGATCTGCAAGGCCAAGTTTGCCAATGCTGTCAACTTCCGCGGCTTTCCCCACATTCCGGGTCAAGACACGGTCATTCGCTATGCCGCAAAGGGCGACAGCAATGCTGGAGCGGTATTGTGAGAACCGGCGTCGCCCGCATCATGCCCGCCCGCATTGTCCGGGCTGCCCGTTCATGGCTCGGCACGCCCTACCATGACCAGGCCTCGGTCAAGGGTGTGGGCTGCGACTGCCTCGGGCTGATCCGGGGCGTCTGGCGGGAGGTGGTGGGGCCGGAACCCATGCCCGTGCCGCCCTATTCCCGCGACTGGGGCGAGGCGGGGCCAGTCGAGGTGCTGGCCGAGGCCGCACGGGCGGCGATGATCGAATTGCCGATTGATGAAGCGCGAACCGGCGACGTGGTGCTGTTTCGTATGCGGCAGGGGGCGATTGCCAAGCACGCCGGCATCCTCTCGCCGAACAGCCACTTCATTCACGCCTATGAGCGCACTGGGGTCATCGAGGAGCCCCTGACCGAACCCTGGCGCCGACGCATCGCCTTCGCCTTCCGTTTTCCCGTGAGCTGAATCCCATGGCCTCTATCCTTCTTGCCTCCGCCGGCTCCGCGCTGGGCGCCTCGATTGGCGGATCCATTCTTGGTGTGTCTGCCGCGACCATCGGCGGGGCAGTCGGCTCGTTTGCGGGCTCGCTGGTCGACAGTTGGATCGTCTCGCAGCTGACCCCCGGCCAGCGCATCGAAGGCGCGCGGCTGGAGAACCTCGCAGTCACTACATCCACCGAGGGCGCCGTGATCCCCCGCGTCTGGGGCCGGATGCGGCTTGGCGGCAACATCATATGGGCGACGGATTTCACCGAACATGTCAGTACCACCACGAGAGGCGCGGGCAAGGGCGGTGGCCAGAAGGTTACCACCACGACCTATACCTACACCGCCTCCTTTGCCGTGGCGCTCTGCGAGGGGCCAATCTCGGGCATCGGGCGGGTCTGGGCGGATGGCAAGCCTCTGGACCTGTCGGAGGTGACCTGGCGACTCTACAAGGGCGACGAGGCGCAGACGCCCGATCCCTACATCGAGGCCAGAATGGGTGTCGGCAATGCGCCGGCCTATCGCGGCACGGCCTACGTCATGTTCGAGGAACTCGACCTCACGCCCTTCGGCAACCGCATCCCACAGCTCTCCTTCGAGGTGTTTCGCCCTCTGATCGAGGCCGATTCCGTCGAGGACATGCTGAAGGCGGTCACTCTGATCCCCGGTACCGGCGAGTTTGTGTACGGCACAACGCCGGTGTCACGCGGGTCAGGTGGCACGACGGCCTCCGAGAATGTGCACACGACCAACGGGGTGCCGGACATTGTCGCTGCCCTCGACCAGCTGCAGGCGGCAGCACCCAACATCGAAAGCATCTCGCTGGTGGTCTCGTGGTTCGGGGATGATCTCAGGGCCGGCAACTGCCAGATCATGCCCGGGGTCGAGAATGCCAGCAAGCAGACCACCCCAGTAAGTTGGTCGGTGAACGGGGTGAGCCGGGCAAATGCCCACCAGATCAGCACGGACAGCACCGGCAAGCTGGCCTTTGGCGGCACGCCGTCGGACGCAACCATTGTCGAGGCCATCAGGGAGATCCGCGCGCGCGGCCTGCGCGTGACCTTCTATCCGTTCCTGTTGATGGACGTGCCGGCCGGGAATGTGCTGCCCAACCCGTATTCCGACAATGCCGCCGGGATGGGTCAGGACGCCTATCCCTGGCGCGGGCGCATCACCTGCTCGCCGGCGGCGGGGTTTGTCGGCACGGTCGACAAGACCGCCGTCGCCGGAACGCAGGTTTCGGCGTTCTTCGGGAATGCGTCCGCAGCTGATTTTGCCGTTTCCGGCGAGACCGTTTCGTGGATTGGTAGCGGCACCGACTGGGGATACCGGCGTTTCATCCTGCATTATGCCCACCTTTGTGCGGCCGCCGGTGGAGTGGATGCCTTTCTGCTGGGCTCGGAGCTCAAGGGGCTGACGACCATCCGCGATGGAGCCGCCAGCTATCCCGCTGTTACTGAACTCAAGCGCCTCGCCGGGGATGTGGCCAATCTCGTCACGGTATCGACCGGCCTGTTTCCCTTTGCTGTTGCCTTCCAGCCGCTCACGCAACTGCCGTCCTTCCCGGGCGACGAGCCGTCCGGGGTCATCGATTACGGTGGTACCGCTTGGGCAACTTTCCCCGATGTGTTCGGCGCCATGCCGAGCGCGACCTCGCAAACCACACTCGACGGCACCGCCAGTGCTGGCGGCACGGTGCTGGTCAATATCGATCTGCTGGCGCTGGGCATCTCGGCTGCCGATATCGATGCGGGCGGGGTCACACTGGATTTCTCGGCCGTGCAGAATTTTGTCTGGGGTGGGCCGTATTTGCAGCTGCGCGCCTTTGGCCTGCCCGATGCAAATGGCGCGCCGGATTTCATGCCCGCCTTTGCGCCGCTGATCTTTGATAGCCGCACCTATTCCGATGCGACCAACACCGTGGTGCCCACCAGCGGCAGCGGAACCGTTCCGCCAGGCAGCCGCTGGGTGCAGCTGCAGATCATCATGACCGACGGGATTATGGTTTCGAACCCGTCCGTACAGTTCTCGCTGGCCAATGCCGCTGTCACCTCCGGCTTTGTCGGCTATGCCGCCGACTGGTCAGAGTATTTCGGGCATCACCCCGGTGATGGCTCGAACGGTGTGTTCTTCCACCTCGACCCGCTCTGGGCCTCACCGGACGTGCATTTCATCGGCATCGACAATTATCTGCCGCTGAGTGACTGGCGAGATGGTACTGGACACCTCGATGCGCAGGCCGGATGGGCCGGAATTCGGGATCTGGGTTATCTCAGGGCCAATATCGAGGGCGGGGAGCAGTTTGATTGGTTCTATGCCAGCACGGCCGACCGCCAGGCGCAAACCCGCACCACCATCACCGACAGCGCCTACGCCAAGCCCTGGGTGTTTCGGCCGAAAGACATCCGCGCATGGTGGTCAAACCAGCATTACGACCGCCCCGGCGGAGTTGAGAACCCCACCCCCACCGCCTGGGTGCCCGAGAGCAAGCCCATCAGGTTTACCGAGCTCGGCTGCCCGGCCGTGGATCGCGGCACCAACCAGCCCAACGTGTTTTATGACCCGAAGTCGTCCGAAAGCGGGCTGCCGTATTTCTCCCGCGGCTGGCAGGATGAGGCCCTGCAGCGGCGCTATCTCGAGGCGATGCTGGGATATTGGGGGGATGCGGCCAACAACCCGGTCTCCATCGTCACCGGCAAACCGATGATCGAGATGAACGAGGCAGCCGTCTGGACCTGGGATGCGCGCCCGTTCCCGGACTTTCCGGCGCGCGACGACATTTGGGCCGACGCCCCGAACTGGCGGCTGGGTCATTGGCTGACTGGCAGGCTGGGCGCGGTGGGTCTTGGGGCGCTGGTGCGGGATCTGTGTCGGGCGGCGGGGCTGCCGGATGCACAGGTGGATGTTTCCGAACTCTCGGACATCGTGCCGGGTTTCGTGGTGTCCGCGATGGAAAGCCCGCGGGCTTCGATTGCCACGCTGGCACGGCACTTCGGTTTCGATGCCATCGAGACCGGCGGCAGAATCGTGTTTCGTGCGCGTGGCCGGTCACCGGTCGCGACCCTCACGCCGGATCAGATGGTTGGCAATGGTCAAGCCGAGGTCATGGAACTGACCCGGGGCCAGGAGACGGAACTGCCCCAGGCCCTCAAATGGCAGCTGGTCCGTGCCGATGAAGAATTTGATGCCGCCACCGTCGAGGCCCGCCGGACCACCGTGCAGGCGGCGCGCGTTTCCTCGGAAAGCTTTCCGCTGGCAGTATCTCTGGAAGAGGCCGACCGGCGCTGCCGCCGCGCCCTGATGGAGGCCTGGGTCGGGCGCGAGACGCTGACGGCAAAGCTGCCGCCTTCACTGTTGCGGCTGGATCCGGGGGACGTGATCGCGCTCAGCCATGACGGCCGCCTGATCGATTACCGCATCACCCGCGTAGCGGATGCCGGGGCACGGGCGATCGAGGCGATCCACACCGATGCACGGGTCTATGATCTGCCGCCCGGGCAATACCGGCCGGCGTCCTTGCCCAGCCCGATCGTCTTTGGCCCGGCCGAGGTGGCGCTGATGGATCTGCCGCAGATCTCTGACAGCGTGTCAGCGCATCGGCCCTATGCGGCGGTGTTCGCAAAACCCTGGTATGGAACCGCCGCCGTCTGGCGCAGTGCCAGCAACTCCGGCTTTGCTTTGCTCGATACCGTAGACACACCTGCGCACATGGGCACATTGGTCGCCGACTTGCCCGCCGGGCCTCTCTGGCGGTTTGATGCGGGCAGCGAGTTGCTGGTCGATCTTTCCTCGGGCACGCTGGTCAGTGTCACCGACACCGAACTCTTTGCAGGTGCCAATGTACTTGCTGTGGAAAGCGCGCCGGGCGCTTGGGAGATCATCCAGTTTGGCGCTGCGGAACTGGTCTCGGCCGGGCGCTACCGCCTGACCCACCTGCTGCGCGGGCAACGCGGCACCGAGGATGCCATGGGCAACCCGGCGCCCTCTGGTGCGCGGGTGGTGATCCTCGATACTGCCATCCAGCCGCTTTCGATCACCGAGGCCGATCTGGGCCTGCCCTGGAACTGGCGCATCGGGCCTGGCAACGCCGCGCCGACGGACGCGATCATGCAGGCAATCGCGTTCACACCGAACGGGCGCGGGTTGATGCCCTTTGCCCCGGCGCAGGCGCGGATGCACAGGCTCGCGAATGGCGATCTCGCCATCCGCTGGGTCCGCCGCGACCGGTCGCTTTCCGCCGACAGCTGGGTGTTGGCCGATGCGCCGATGTCCGAGGCCAGTGAGGTTTATGAACTCGAGATCCTGAACGCAGGCACCGTGGTGCGAACCGTCGCCGGTCTCACTGCGCCGAACCTCCTCTACACAGCCGTCGACCAGACCGCCGACTTCGGCGGGCCGGTCAGCAGCGTTGACGTTCGCATCTATCAGATCGGCGCGCTGGGTCGCGGCGTGCCACTGACAACCACCCTCAACATTACGGGATCCACATGACCACCCCAAACCTCGCCCTGCCGCTGCTCGCCGCAGCCCAGGCCCAGAAGCATGTCACCGTCAACGAAGCGCTGTCCCGGCTCGACGGGCTTGTGCAGCTCTCGGTGATTTCCTCGACCCTGACCGCGCCGCCGGCAAGCCCTACCGAGGGGGATCGCTACATCGTGGCTGCTGGTGCCACCGGCGCCTGGGCCGGCTGGGACGATTCCGTAGCCTTGTTCTCGGGAGGCGCCTGGTTGCGGCTGATCCCGCAAACCGGCTGGCTGGCCTGGGACCAGGCATCAGGCTCGGCGCTGGTCTGGACCGGGAGCGCCTGGAGCGGGCTGGACGTGGCCATGGCGCTCCTGACGCGTGCTGCTTCGGTTCGGATTGCAGAGGGGGCCGCCAGTTCTGCCATCGATATCGTGACGGCGGAAGAATTGCTTGGCGGCCTCACCGGCGCCAGCGTCACCTCCACGATCGCCATTCCCGACCGCGCCATCGTGCTGGCGGTCTCGACGCGCACGGTCACGGCAATCACCGGCGCGACGTCATATGACTGCGGAATTGCGGGAATCCCGGCCAAGTTCGG